GTTTGAAGATTCAGCAGCTACGATGTAGTTAGAAGCCAATCCGTTTGCTACGAATACAGGAACTCCGTCGAACATAACATCTCCAAGAGATTGGTTAGTTCCGTTTCCTCCAACACCGTTAGCACCTTGTCCGTTAGAAGCGAATCCTCCCAATGCACGAACGTAAGCACGATAAACGTTTTGTGCAACGTAGATTTTCAAATCGGGAGAACCATACAATGCAGCAGGAATTGCATCAACCACCTTTCCAAGTTCATCGATTACGTTTGCAGCAGTTACAGTTGTTCCAACCACGTCGATTACGTCAGAATCAGCAGTAGCTAAAGCAACGATTCCATCAAATTCTCCTTCTACACTATCGTCGCCCGCCCAAATGTTACTTTCTATTTTAGTCGCTACTTTTTCAGCTACGTGAGCAACCAAGAAAGATTGGAAATCTGGAGGTAAAGTGTCAAATGCAGAATACCCCATGGATATAGCATCCCAATCTGCTCTGAATGGAGTTTTACAAAGTTCCAAGTTTACTTGAAATTCTTTTGGTGTGATTACTCTTTCTGTCAAAGTAACAGAAGAAGTTGCAGTAAAGTCACAAGAACCATCAGCAACAAGGTCTCCCGTTGCGATTTTCTTTAGTACTTCTGATTTCTTTACGTTAGGTTTAACAGTGATACCACCGTTTTCGATTGTGTTTCCACTTAGCAAAGCAGCGGCGATGTAGCCTTGTGCTTTTTCTCCTGCGTAAGTAGTAGTGATGTTTGTTGTTGTTGCCATTTTTTAAAAATTTAAGCGTTTATTTATTATTTGAATAGTTTATTGTAAATCGTTGACTTAACTGTCTTAGGTGCTTTTTGAGCATACAAGAAAGTTTCTTTTTTTGCTGCGTTAGCTTCGGGATTGTGTTTGATTGGTGCAACCTCCTCGGCACTCAACTCAACTTCTTCCTTCACTTCTTCAACAATTTCTTCTTTAGGCTCAAGAGCCAATTTCAATGCATCAATTTCTTTTTGCATTTCTTCAATTTTAGCGAAGTGAGTTTCCTTAGATACAGATTCAACAACCTTTTTCGGTGTTGCAACCTCTGCTTCCATTTCTTGTTCTTCAACTTCTTCTTCGGCAGGTGCTTCTTCTTCCTCTTGTGCAGCGTCTTTGATTTCAGAGATAATCCCTTCTTCAGCTACAACAAGAACTTGTCCACCTTCCAATTCGTACTCTCCAAAAGGTAGAGCAACCTTTTCTTCTTCTGAAACGATAAAGACTTCCGCCCCCGCTTCAAATACTTCTGCCTCGATTTCAGTACCGTTTGCAAGTTTCATTGTCTCCAATTTAACTTCCATACCGAGCAAGGTTTTGATTTGATTGATTTTGTTCATTTTGTATATTTATTTTAAAACATTAATTGATTACTTTTGTTGCAAATTCGTTAAAGTTGATAGTCTGTGCTTGTGCTTGTTACAGTATTACTACCGCTTTGCGTGTTACTAACTTCCGAACTTTGGTTGTTTAGGTTTCCAATTCCTTGATTGATTAACTCTCCTTTGCAGCACTCCTTTGAGTACTTTTTCCCGTCAGCGCATAAGCACCCACGTCTTGAATTTGTTGGACTTGTGTTGTTCATATTTTTATGGTGTATCGTTTACTATGTCTGCGCTTGTCATATTATACATCTGAAACACGCAGTTTCCTTGTGTTCCGCTGTCTTGTAGATATGGGTATGTATCTCCGTCTCCCATTCTCCACCAATGTCTTGGCTCTGTTGTTAATAGTGATAAATCGTGAGGAGTTCCACTATTGTAAATGTCTGATATATTGCCACTTTGGTCGCTATTCCATATAGCTAACTCGTCAACTTTTTCGCCTGTTAAATTATTCCCATTTACTAACCTTCCGACCCTTAAATTCTGACCGCTTAAAGAGCCACTCCAACCGTAATTATTGTTGGTGCTTGTTGTGTTTTGGCTTACACCATCTATAAACAACTCAAATCTATTATAGTAGCTACTTAGACTTCCACTTGATGCTCCCGTAGTTCCTCCGTCGTAAGTATAGACTACGTGTTGCCAAACGTTATTTGTTAAAGCATTTGGAGACATTATTCTGATATTATTGTTTGCGCTACCGTATTGAAGTCTAAGTTTATGCGAGCCTGTCATTCTTATCTCAATAATACCTCCATTTGTCGTGTCATTAGAACCGTAGTAAAGTATAATTCTTCCACTTGTTGTGTGTGTCGGCTTTATCCAAAAAGAAACAGTCCAAGAATCTCCACTTCCACTTCCGTTGCCCGTTCTTCCGAGTGTACTATCCAACAAAGAAGCATTTGCACCTAAGTAGTCCGAATTGTTTAGTTGAATACTTTTGGTGTTTGAAAATGGAGGGTTTGAAACAGTTAAGACTATTGTTTCGCTGTCCTCTCCGTTGTAGTTAATAGCTTTTACAGGTATGTTATAAGTCCCCGTAGCCAAAGAAGAACCCCCTATCAACTTTCGGACGTTTCCTTCTACGGTAGAAACACCGCTAACATTTGACAAGTCCCATTCGTACCCAACTCCATAGTCAGCAGTCAATTCGTAGTTTAATGATTCGCCCTGCGTCAGACTTATAGCCAAGTTTGATGTTATAGATGGGATGCTTCCCGAAGATGTACCTGTGTTCTGAAATAATGCGTTTAAAGTGTTTATTTTCTCGGTGTCTGTACCCGATACACTTACCCCGTCAATTAGAACATTTGAAAGGTTTATGTTTGAGTAGTACGTCTTTGAACCCGTTACGGAATTGATGTTTAAAGCAGAAGATTCCAAAACCGCTTGGATAGTGTTTACAGGAAAATAGTCTCCCGTACTCATTATGATAGTATTGTCTTTTGAATCTAAATAAAAATCAAAGGAATCTGAATCGGATGCTACTTGCTGTCCAATACTTCCCAATACGTTGCATTCGTTAGTGATATAAGTCGCGCATTCTTGAGCAGTAGAGAAAGAGTTTCCTAATGAATCCAAAAAGTCTGTGTATGGTATTCTAAAAAATTCATATACTGTTGAGGATTCAGAAATAGTACGAACATCGTTTTTGATGTTTATCAAATCACTATTTGTGCCATCTACCTCTCCACTCAAACAAGCATTCCAATAAACGGGGTTTGATGACCCTTGAAATGTTACACAGTTTCCCGCTTCGTTTCTAATTATTTTTATTGACATTTTTTATCTTATTACGGTTATTAAAAGTCCAAGAGGTTGAATGATGATAGGGTTATCTGATTTTATAGCGGGGAGTGTCAAAGCATTTACATCTTCGTTACTTGTAATCCAAGCAGATATTTCAACCCTATTCAAATACGTGTTTCCAACAGTACCACCACCATAGAAAACAGGTTGTGTTGTAAGCGGAAAAGTATATGTAATTTCGTCGTTGTTGTTTCTGTTAGAATACCAAAGAGCAGGTTCAATAGTTGTGTTTGCAATTTGAGGAACTATGTTGAAATCAAAACGGACACGTAATTGGTCTCCATACTGTAAATCATTTAACCTTATTCTTCCCGTAGAACCTTCAAAACCCGTTCCGCTTGAAGTTGGGTACTTAGCATCAAAGTCAAAAGAGTAGTCCACCAAAGAAGAAACTCCCGATGGTAAATTTGAACCTTGAAAAAGACCTATGTCTGTTTGACCGCTTGTGGCAGGTGTAGTCCAATAAGGGTTGTCTACTGCTAAGTGTACATTTCTGTCTAAAGATAAAACTTTGTATGTGTTGGCACTTGCGTCTGCTTGTGTGTAGTTTATTCCTTCTCCCGACTGCCAAACAAAGTTATTCGATAAAGGTTTTCCTGCAAATGCACCTGTATGTGAGTACCCCGAATCCGTTTTAAGGCTATTTAACGGGTCTTTACTCCTAACCGTGTTAATTTGTGCAGCGTTTGATTTTATTACGTTAGACGTACTCTCTACATCGTCAAAAGGCTTCTGACTATCGTCCCCCGTATAGTTGATGTTTCTGATTGGCATCTTTTAGTCTTTTAGTATTTCGATTATTTTATTTAATAGTTCTTCTTCCGCTTCAACCTCTGAAAGTTCTGCCTCCTTTTCAGAAAAACGTCCTTCGATTGATAAACCTAAATACTTGCCCTCTTTGATGTCTGCCCAAACCTCGTCGTTGTCTATCTTCATAACAACTGCCCAAGCACCTTCAACCGCATTCAATCCGTAGAGTGCAGTCTTGTCTTTTGCTACGTCCTCAACAATCCAAGATTCAATCACAGAAACTCCGTCTGTTTTTTCCTCGTGTTCTAAAGTTGCGTTGTTGTTGTTTAGGTTTTTAAAATACAATTCCGACGCTTTGCGAACTGTGTCTTTTGAGAATACAATATTGTACTCCTTACCTTTTGAATCTCTACGATAAATTTCCTTATCGGGAATAAGTGCTAAAGATACGACGATTCTTTTTTCTTCGTCTAAGGTTTTGAGTTCAACTTTTTGCTTTGATAGTGCAACAAAGTTTTCCTCGATTGCAGGAGTGTGAACTAAGCTAATTGCTTCGATGCCATCACTCTCTACATTTTCGTCTATTATTAATTCAACTAATGGTAGCATATTGTTTTATTTTAAAACGTTAATTATTACTTTTTGTTTATAGTGATGCAGATTCAATAATGTTTCTGTCTAAACTCTGTGCGGTTGTTACGTCGTTACTTACAACGTATGCTCTTACAGGTTGTTGAGATTGTGAGCCTATTGCTTCTGCTAATTGGTTTGCACCTCCTTGACCAACGAGATTGAACGATGGTGCTTGTGGTGCTTGTGCTGCACTCCTAACCCCCGAAGATATAGTGCTTGAACTCGGTAAACTTATAGGTGCTTTTGCTTTTGATGTTGCTGATTTTATTGCACCAATAATCCCAACCGCTTGAGCAGCGTAACCAATTAACATAGGAATATTTTGTGGAAAACCTATCTTTGCAGTTTGTGCAGTACCTTCCGCCACCGCTACCGTTGAACGTGCCGCTGCTTGTGTTGAGAAAGCAACCGTCTTGCCAATTTCAATCGCAAGTTCTTTAGCGTTCTGTATTTGCTTGGCTATCAACAAGGCTTTTCCAAGTTTGCTCTCTGCACCCGCTATAGCAACCGCTTGATTAAACGCTGCTTCTTTTATTTGTTCTTTTTTTCGTGCTTCTTCTTCCTCTATCTTTATTCTTTCAGCAGATTCCTTTTTTAGTTTCTCAATTTCGGCTTTTTCTTTGTCTGCCGCAGCCTTTTCTTCGTCTTCTTGTGCTTTTAATTCAGCTGCTTTTAGTGCTTTCTGTTCGTTTTGGAAGGTAGTGATTGATGTTTGCAAACGTTTCTGCAAATTCAACTTGGATGTTGTTAATGCAATCAGTTGAGCCTCTAATCTTGCCTCCTCATCCTTGTCTTCTTTTCCGCTTTTAGTTAGTTGGTTCTCTAATTTCTTAGCCTCAAACCTTAGTTTTGCCGCCTCAATCTCTTTGTTTGTTGTTTCTTCTTCTAATGCAGAAGCCTCTTTTAAGAATTTAACACGTTCAGCAGCAGAGAATTTATCCCTTTGTTCCGCTTTAAATCTTAATTCAGATATTTTTTGATTGGCATTCGCTCTGTCTACTATGTTTTTTCGCTCTATCTTGTCCGCTTTCGCTCTATTGTCGGCTATTTGAGCCGCAATCTTGCCTTCTTCGACCAATTCGTCTTTTAATCCCCTTACTGCCGCAGCGGTCTTCCCAAGTGTGTCATTTACACCCGTCAATGTGTCAATGTAGCTACTTCCCGCACTTTTAGCGTCTTCCATTGCACCTTTGAAGTCTCCTTCAAATACTTTTTTGATTGCACTACCTAAAAAGCCTATTGTTTTGATAGCGGAATCAAATCTGTTCGTAATGTTCTGAACAAACGCATCTTTAAAGTCAATTAACGCTTGTTTAGGGTCTTCAAATACAGAAATAATACTTTCGCCTAAGTCAGCTAATAAATCAAGTAAGTTGTCCGTTACAGAGCCAATAATTGCCATAATTTTAGCGAACTTATTCTGCCCTTCTTCGGAACGTGTGAATGCTTGACCCAATGAAACAACCGCCAACACTAAAGCACCAATCCCCGAAGCAATAATAGCAACACGAAGACTTTTAAACGACTTTATGACACCTCCAACAGTTGAAGTAAGACCTTTGAACTTTGTTACTGCGCCTCCCGTTACTCTGTCAATGTCCTCACTCGTGTTTTTAGTTTCCTTGCCCGTTTCTTTTACAGAATCATTTAGCTTATCAATGTTCTTGACCGCCTTGTCTGTTTGTACGTCAATTACAATAGTCTCCTTTTTCATTTCTTGTATTTTAGTGTTCTTTTAATCTGTTCAAATCCCTCCGATAATGTCGTAGGTAGTTTGTTCTTTCCTTTTGCAATTTCTATTTCTTCGCACTCGTTGAAATAGTCGTACTGTTTTAAGATTTTAAATATCATACTACGTT